TTTCGCCGCCGTCTATCTCCACGCAAACCATTCCGGAAGCTAGGATCGACATGTGCTCATAGTTGTGGCGGTGCGTTTCCGCAACCGCGCCTTCCGGCAGCATCATCTGCTTCGCGTAGACGCCTTCGGAAAAGTGATGCTTGATTTGCAGGTCGATCATTTGAACTTATCCGTTCGGATGCACACAATCAGCGTCACGCGATCCTGCCCACTATCGTTCGTCACCCAATGCTCGTGGCGGTTGTCAAAGCGGTACACGTCGCCTACTTCGGGCTCGATCACTTCGTCTTCGGACCAAAATTTGGCGCCCGGTGCCGCTTCAAGCGAAATGTAAAACTTGTCGTAGTAATCGACGTGCCAGCTTTTGTCTACGTGCTTGTCTATTCCGCAGCCGCTGGGAATGCGTGTAATCAGCACCCCGCCGATCATTTCTCCGTCGACCGCCGCCATCAGGTTGAAAATTACTTCCTTCAGCGCAGGGACTTTGTCCCAGGCTTCATACCAGACTGGCACGTGCTCGTCGTTAAAACCGGTCAAATCGCCTTTTGCAAGGTATTTCTGCACGTCATTGTACCGCACCCAGATGTCGCGCATTTCACTGTGTGCTGAGCCTTCAGCGGTGCGCCGAAAGGGGTTCTGATCCCACAATTCCGAATGCGCCGCCAGTTGTCGATTAATCCCGTCGGTTTCCCAGCGGTCCAGTTTGTAGAGTTTTTGAAAAAGCTTCATGCGGGGCCTTCAGCGAGATTAGCTAGTTCCAGATTATAGAACCGAACCTGGAAGCCCCCGATGTAAAGCACCGAAAACGCTCTCCGGCGTGATGCCGCGCACCGTTTCAGCATGGTTCGATCGGACCCCAGATTGAGCGGTCTGAACGGGCTGAAACTCGCAAAATCGTTGTCCGAGTACCCGACGTAGGCTGTGTCCTGCACCTTGTCCGCAATGATCTCAATGCTGGGGTAGAACTTCATCTTGTTTGAGCCGAAGTCCCCCGCATTCGTGCGCAAGAGGCCGTAGATGAAGGTTCCCGCGTCGCTGGAGACACCCTCTTGCATCTGGTATGTCACACCGTTCGTGGCGCCCAGCAAGTAGTCCGTGTTGTTCGTGAAGGCGTAGAACGTCGGCTGGAAGTAGTTCTGGACATAAGGCGTGATTGTCAACTGACCTAGACCGCTCTGCGACCCTGCTCCGACCGACTCATTGTTGATCGTGAAAGTGTTGATCGTGTTGTCATTGATACCGCCGACCAGTGTTTGCGAGTTCACCGCGTATGTGATCGTATTCGCGTTCAGCACCGTGATAACCGCTGTTCCGAGGTAAAAAGATGACGAGTTTGAACTCGTAACTTGAACCACTTGCCCGTTCACCAAATTGTTCGTCGGAAGCGTCACCGTCACGATACCCTGGCTGACCGCTGCGCCACTCGCGACGATCGGCGTCCCAAGCGCGGAGCTGGACCAGCGCGACCACGCGCCCATTGAGGCGTTATACACCAGCGTGCAATTGCTCGCGGTGAGCGTGAGCACGTACAGCGAAACGCCGTTGATCTCGATGTAGAAGGCGTAGACCCCTGTCAGCGGGTCGTTATTCAGCACCTTTTCGATGAACGTGTCAGAGATCGCCTGGGGCGTCAAACCGTTCAGCATGTAGACTTTGCGGCCCTTCTGGTGGGTCTGACCGACCCAAAAGACCGTATTTTCGGTTGCCACTACCGAAGTCGGCGCCGCTACGCCCACGTTGCAGGTCGCGGAAATCTGCGGCAGCAAAGGCGAACCGGGGGGCGTGTTGCCTGCGTCTGTGAAGAAAGTCGCAGAGAACGTACCGAATGAGACGACGAAGTTATAAAGCCGCGTCACGCAGGCGCCAGGGTCCGCCGACAAACTACCGTTGATCGTGTTAAGCGCGTTCCACGTGGCCGGCGTGTTGAGGTTGCTGTTCGTGAGAACGCCCCCCGGGGTGAGCACGAAAACGTACCCGTCGAGGTACGCGACGCCGGGAACCGTGGTCGCCGGGTAGTTAGCGTCCGTAACCTGCGTGAGCGCGCTGCCATTCCACGTGTAGGCTTTCGTGTTGTTCTTGAGGAACACCGCCGTGCCGCCGGTGCCCGTCAGAGTGAACTGATACGGGCTGGTGCCATCAACGGTCGCCGTGGCGACTCCGTTGACATAGAACTCAGTGCCGATGATGGAAAGAACGGCCGCCTGGAACTGGAACAACCCCAGTCCGGGGGCTGCGGTTACCGAGTAGGCAGGCTGAATCCCGAACCGCCGCTCGCAAAGAATCTGCCCGTTCGAATTCTTCGTGGCGTAGTAATTCCATAAAATGGCGTCGTAATTCATCGTCGGATCTCGTGTCGAGATCGTCTGAGCGAGCTGGATGCGCTGTACGTCAGCCATTTAGTACCCGTGCCGTGAATAGCCGCGTCGATCCGGCGTGAAGAACGTCGGCGCTTCCTCCTGATCCCAGTTCAGCATGTCTTCCAGGTAGCGGTTCGCGTTTCGCTCCACGCGGGTAGCAATCGCCTCAGGCACGTAGTATTCCGGAAGCAATTGCTCCGCCAAACCCCACTTAAGCGCGTTCATCCACTCGATCGGGAAGTCGAAATTGTCCGTCGAGTTGATCACGTCCGCAATCGGGCGCTGGCAGGTCAGTATTACGATGTTTGGCGTGGCGTCGGGCGTCAAGTACAGGTACAAAACGCCGTCGTTAAGCTGCGGATCGTAATAATACGAGTTCGGCGTGCCTTGATCCGTTTTCTGCCCCATCTGGTCGTATTCTTGGCGCGAAAGCTGGATCAGCGGCACCTGGAGCGGGAAATTCCCGGTCGGATACGCATACTGGAGCCGCGCCATCGGGATTCGAAGGACGCGATATGCCTGCAATCCTGGCGTAGTCGAATCCGGGCCGATCAAATACGAAGTTTGGCCCTGTACGCACGTGAAGGAGAGATCCGTCACGCACCACAGCGGGTAGTTCTTGCTCATCCAGTACTTGATCATCAAATTCAACGCCTGCGCGGCGTTGTTGAGATCAGTCTGAGGTGGAGGCGTATCGTCGTTAAACTGGCCGATAAGCCGAAAGGCCGCCTGGATGAGCGTCTGCTGGTTGACGGAGTAGGTGTACGTTGCCATTACCGGACTCGCCTGGCGCGCATAAGGACAGTGCCTGACATAGCGCCCCCTGAGAAGTTCACAAACAGGTTTGTGAACCACGTCACGTTCACGTTCGTATTGACGCGTAGGGTCGGCGTGCTTATGTCTTGCGTGCCGGGGATAAAGCTGGCCGTTAGAAACGTGGTGGTGCCGATGGTTCCGTTCACCGTGGCGGGGGTCGCGCTTAACGACGCAATGAGCGCGCTAAGCGTCGTCACCGTCGATGCCAAAAAGATAACCGTTGCGGATATATCCCAGTCGCCGGGGGTCAAGTTTATCTGCCCCACGGCTTGTGCAATGGCCGAGGTGAGCGGCGCGGTGGCCGACGTGGTAGTAAGGTACTCGCCCACGGCGCCGGGGTTGGCGTTGTTGGCAGCGGTCGTGCCTACGACCCCGAGCGTCGTCGAAGGCGTAACCGCAACCCCCTGCGCCGCGAAGTTACCCTCGGCGGCATTCTCCCACCCTTGCATCTCAAGCCTAATAGCTCGCTGTGAAACAATGTCGCCGGCGTTCCACGATAGGGCACTGGTGCCGTCCTGGGCGCGCACGATCGAGAAGATGTTGCCGGAAACTGCGGTAACCTGCACGATCTCAATGAGCGTCTGCGTCGCAGCGTCGGTCAGGGTCACGTAGAACACTTGCGGGGGCGTCGGCACAGGGAACGCCGCCGCCTGCCCCGCATTCAGCGTGAGCGACGTAGACGCCGCCGTAATACCTGCGCTGAGCGTCCCGGCGGCGTTGTTCGCATAGAGAAGGTTTGCCATTACGGGATCTTATGGATGGAGAAGGTGTTGTTGATCAGAGAGGCGCTTAGTGTGCGCGCCGATCCCGTGTTTTGCGTTCCTTGGACCGTTATTGTCTGCCCCGCCGTCAGTTGCACGACGCCGGATGCCTGTGCAGCAAAAGGGCCTGTTGCTATCGACTGCATTAGCGCGAACCCCTGTATGACGGCGGTTCCGTTGACCAATATACTGGCTGCGAAGGAGTCGCCTGAGACCTGCGCCGCGCTCACCAGCGTAAGTATCACGTCCACGTGGTAGAACCCCGCCTGTGGCGCAGTAAAAACGCCGGTAGACGCCACGAAGTTGGTGCTCAACCGATCGTAGACTTTCGTCCAGTTGGTGATTGTTGTCGCGGTCCCAGAGGGTAACGACTGGATGCTGTTATTGTCGTACATCAGGGCGTCGTTACCCGTCGAATTCAACGTGGTGAACGTGCCGGCGGCGGCGGTCGTCGCGCCCACCGTCGCGTTGTTGATCGTGCCGCCAGTGATCGTAACCGGGCTGGCGTTCTGCGTCGCTAGTGTGCCGGCGCCGAGCCCGAGCAGCGTGTCCGCCGTCCAGATGTCGTTCACGCCGTCGGTTTCAAGGATCACTCCCGTCGAGTTGTTCGAACCCTGCGGAAGAATCACGCCTGAGCCGACCGTGCCGTCCGCGCCGTTGCTCAGGAACACGTGGACGGTAAAAGCGCCCGTCGTGTTGTTGTTGAACTGAATACGACGC